ACTTTACCTTCTGTTATAGCTCTTTTTTCGTTTAATTTGGTTGCATTAATTTTATCTTCCTTTGTTTCTTCATACTTCATTAACCACTCTTCCCATGCCTTTATAATCTTACCTTTTTTATCTCTTCGTTTTCTGTCAAACTGTCTTACCTGTCGTGCTAAATCTGATAATTCTGGGGTTTTTGACGATTCTGGGACATCTTCTTGTGGTGGTGGTGTTGGTTTGTCTTTCTTATTATTTTGTGCTTCTTGATCTCTTCTTACTTGTTCCATCATTCTTCTTGTACCTTCTAATGTAATTTTACCACTACCTCTTACTTTACCACTACCAACATTAAATCGTTTATCTCCACCTGTTCTTCCTCCACCAATAGTTGCTGAACCTGAATTTGTAGTAATTTTTCTTTCTGTTTTTTTACCACCTGATTCTGGGATCTCTTTACCACCTAGACTACCTGAAGTTTCAGTATGTTTATACATAGGTAATTCTTGACGACCACCTTGACCTGTATGTACACCATCAGTTTCACCTAAAGGTGTACTACCTAAAACATCACCTTCTTGACCTGTTCTTGTTGAAAATAAATGTGGTTCACTTGGTTTATTTTTTTCACCAGCACCACCTGTTTGATTTAAATGTCCTTTTTTCAACTTTCTAATTTTTTCACTTAATGCTCTTTGTTGTATTGGTTTGTCTATTTGTGTTTGATAATTATTCTCTTTACTTGGTGATTCAGGTCTTACTTTTTTTGGTACTTTATTTGCTTTATACATCGCCTGTGTTTCCCTTGACTCTAATTTAATTTTATCTTTTGCTTCATTTAATATTTTTGACTGTTCTTTTGCTCGTTCTTTATGTTCTTTTAATTGTTTTTCATTTTTTAATTCACTTGGATAAACATCTGGGGTTGTGACAAGATTTCTAATTCTTCTTTTCACACCGTCTAATTTTTTTTCAATTTCTTCCAATTCACCATCAGTTAATTCTTCTAAATCTTCTTCTTGATCCATAGCTTGTTCTTTATCCTCTGATTTTACTTTAGTCCATGTAAGACCACCACCACTTTCTCGTTTATCTCTTGAAGGATCTCTTGGTTTTCTGCCACCACTACTACCTGCTGGAGGTGTTGGACTGCCTGATATGACTGTTTGCTGTCGAATCATTTCTTTCCCTTCATTTGTTAATTTTCTTAATTTTTGTGCCAAAGGTGTCATTTTTTTCTCTTGTGTAGGTTTATCTGACTCTTTTGTTCTTGGTACTTTAAAATATCTTTTACCACCTCTTGTTGATTTTATATCGGATCTTTCAGCACGTTGAAACTTTATATCTCTTAATGCTTGTTTCTTATCATCTTCTAACTCATACTGTCTTCTAGTTTTAAATGCCATGAATTAACAACCTCATTATATTATATAAAGATTTTAGCCGAATATGGCTTTTCGTAATCCTTCAGTCATGTCCATAACGTGCCAACCACCACCAGCATTGATAGCTTTACAAGCCAATACTAAACTATCTGGATAGTCGTCATGTTCGTCAGAACGAATTTTCATTATGCCTGTTTCTGTGTATTCTCTTCTTAAGTATGATAATTGATATACTAATTTATTAATATCCTTAAGTTTTATACGGTGATTTTCAAATAATAGTCTTAAATTCTTATACATTTCTGCCTTCTCTTGAACTGAAAATATGACACCTCTCATAGGTAAACCATTTGAACGACCTAGATCAACCAATCCACCACCCAAACCTGTTTCATCTACAAACACAGTTTCTATTCTATATTGTGTTACCATATCACCTATTCTACCAGCTACATCAACTACATTTGACTGTGATTCTGCTTCAGCACTTTCTACAAACACATTGTCTTCTTCATCTACTCCTATTAGTGTATATACCGTTTCATCCATACCTGTTCTTGCAATATCTACACCCATGTAGTATCTTAATCTTCCTTTTGGGACTTTATCAGAAATTGCTTCCATGATTAGTGAATTTGGTATCAATGCGTTACCTATATCTAGGAATTCACCTTCAACTTCTTGAACATACTCTTCTTTAGTTAATCTTTTAATTTCTTCGATAAATGTAGGATCTTCTTGAATTAGTGGGTTTTCAAGTGACTTTACATGAAATTCTGTCCACATACCGTCAGGGTTTTTTGGTTTAGAATTCATACACGCTTCATAGAAATAACCTGATTTTGAGAATGGTGTTGATGTTAACCATACTTTAGCTTGTGTAGCCATACCTGAAGGTAAGAAAGCTCTTAAAATTGATGTTTTAATGAAAGAACATTCGTCAGCTATAATTACGTGTGGTGAATAACCTCTCAACGTTGTACCTGTTTCACCTGTTGCCCTAGTGATTATTTTACTCATACCTGTATTATCAAGATATTTAACCCACATTTCTGATTGCGTGTTTCTCACAATATACCCTTTTAAGAATTCATTATTGACAACCAAACTTCTGATTCTATCAAACATAATTGTTGCCTGATTTTGTGTAGGTGCTGCAATTACTATTGTACATTCATCTTTTACTGTTTTTAGCATGAGTGGAGCAAAAAATGCAAAATGAACAGCTTTTACGGCTGTACTCATGGTTTTACCTACCTGACGACCACTTCTATACACTATAAAACGATCTTTACAGTCAACGTATTTTTTATTATAATCAAAAACTTCATGACCTAGAAACACTTCACTGAATTTACTTGGTGAAGAAGCACAATCTGAGATAGATTGCATAAATTCTTGTCGTTCTTGTAATTCTTCTGTTGTAGGTCTAGCCATCTTCAACCCATACCCATTTTCCTTTATTATTCATTTTAATTGGCTTTTTTGGTTTTTTCTTATTTTTTATTTGGTTTAAAAACATTAATTGATTAGCCAACATATACGTTAGTTTTGTTTTTTCTGAACCTGTTGCAGTTTTTAATTTTTCTTCTATCTGTCTTACCAATTCTTCTTGATATTCTTCAGGTGGAAGAACAAATTTTTCTTTCTTAAACCAGTCAAAAATACCCATTTTAACCACTCTTTTGGGATTTTATTTGCCTAAATATGTTAGATATATCCCCCTCTTTATTGAACTCTTTTTGCTCGGTTACAGTTATTTTGCTATTCAAATCATTAATAGATTTAACAATTTCTAGTAAAGTTTTAATCTCAGATTTAGTATTTCTATCAGGTATATTACCATCCATTTTTGCCTGAGTTAATGCCATTAAAACATTCTCAAAAGATATTTTAGCCAACATATCAATCATGGCTTTCAAATCCTCTGGATTTCTTGTATCTAACTCATTTATGAATTTTAAAAAATCTTCTCTAATTGCACACACAGCTCCCTCTTCATATTTAGGGCATTTACCATTTCCACCAGCTTCTATTGACTTATAGACACACTGATCACATAACGCTGGTATATTTGCTGCCTTAAAATGCTTTGCAGAATTGAAAGGACTTATAGTTTTTCTTTTATCTTCAACTACTACATTTTTATTACCAACAGGCTTTATTTTGAATATTTCCTCGTCTTTATCCATTATATAACAGTTAATTTATTCGCTTTTAAAGTTTATTATTCACCGACAATTTTGTGACATAAACATTCACATTTTAGACTTAATCTAACTTTAGGACAATCTACATGATCATGTCTAACACATTCAGGTGAAACGTGTTTTATTCTGACCATTTTTCCCTATTATCTTCAAAACATAATGAAGCATAAGGGCAAAACCCATCACAAAGATAGTTTTTTGTTCTTTCAGGTAAAATCTCTTCAGTTAGTGATTGTTTTATGATATTTGATTTTTCAATCATATCTGTTAGTGTTTCTTCTATTGGTCTTAATTTAAAAGAAATAATTGCTGGTTTATCTCTTTGATCTTTTTCTATTCTATTTGAAATATACACAACCGAACCAAACTCTGCATCTATATCATAGCATTTTTTTAATAATACTCTATATCTGTTTATTTGATCTCTATGTGATTCACTAACTTTGGCTGTTGCTCTACTAAAGTAATCTATTGAACCAGTTGTTTTTTTATCACAAATAACCCATTTTCCACCTATTTTTAATAGATCATCAATACTTCCGTATATTATATCCAACTGTCTTGGATCATCATCTGCTATTTTTAATGCTTCTTCTCTTGTTAAAGATTCATCTCTAACATAATCATATGCTAAGAATTTTTCATGATTATCACCTTTTGCTATTTCTGAATTACTATGAACAACTTGTCCAAAATATAAAGACTTCATATCTTCTGTTGTAGCCCCTTGTTTTGGTAAAACTTTATTATAAATAACATTACGCATACATGGTTTAATTATATCTGAAACGTGAATTTTTCCTAATCTTTCAGTTTTCATAGCTTCCATTTGAGCTCTTCTAAATTCAAAGTAGATCTCACTATTTATATCTTCAAGTTTCAACATGAATTACATCCACGCCTTGATTATATATATGTATCTAATAACTTCCTATGTTTGTACAATCGCAACCTTCTACATCACAAATTGTGTTTCCCTCATGATCTTTTTGAGAGTGACCACATTCTGCACAAGATCCACTTGCAACTATTTTTATATCTACCATTAGTATGATTCCTCAATTACAAAGTTAAAAGTTTTCGTTTGTTCTGAAATAGCTCCACTAGAGTCTTTTAATTCAACTTCACCAGCCCAATTTCCAGCATTTGCTATTACTGTATCTGATGATTGTAGTGTATAACTAATAAGTCCATTAGCTCTAGTAGTATAAACAATATTACCATTTATAAGAAGAGTTCCATCAGGTTTCCATACTTTCCATTTACCTGTTGCATATGTTACATTGTTTGTTAGATTTTTGGCTGTTCCACCGTCATCTGTAATAGTTAACTGTAATGTGATTAAACTGCCAGCTTTTACTCTAAATTCCGTTGATCTACCTACCATATTCATACTCATCTAATTTCCACCTTCAACACTTTCTTGGGTGTCACCACTACTTATAGATTGTGAAGAATCACCTGTTGATTCACTTTCACTACTAATACCTGTGCCTGTGGATTGTGAAGAATCTGTAACAGGTTGTGACTCAGAAGTCCAATATGTACTCTGTGTTTGACCTTGAGTTACTAATCCATATTGTAGTTTTACAAAGAATCCATGTGCTACACTAACACTTTCAGTGATGACTTTGAGAAGTGTTCTAATTCTCTGTCTAAATGTTTGAATGGATATTGATTCAGTTATCACATAGACCTTACCTATAGCCTTTAATTTAGTTTCAGCGTATTGGATTGTTTCATTAATCTTTGGAATTATGTGTTTAAAGTTCTTAATTGTTTCTGATACACTAATAGAGTTATTGATGATTCTAAATAGACCTCTCAATCTAATGATAGATTCACTTGCCTGAACTGTGTTGTTAATTACTCTGAATAAACCTCTAACAGCAATTCTTGATTCAGCGTATTCTATATTTTCATTTATTCTCTTTAAGATTTCTCTGATTCTAATTCTTGTTTCAGATATACTGACACTCTCATTAAGTATTCTCTTTAAGACTCTAATCTTTTCTCTAAATGTTTGAACTGATACAGATTCATTAACTATTCTACCCAATACTCTCAATCTTATGATAGATTCTGATACTGAAAGTGTGTTGTTAATTATTCTGAATATTCCTCTCAATCTAATAATTGATTCAGATACACTTAATGAGTTGTTGATTATTCTCAACATTCCTCTAACTCTCAATCTTGTTTCAGATACACTTACTGATTCTGCAATACGTCTTAACATGGCACTTAGGTGTATTTGTG